AACGTAAAACGCGGTATCATCGGCAGTCGTATCATCCACGTAACCGCCATTAACAAGATTCTTCAACCCAGTTGGTAGGAACAACAATGCGCCTGCATCAAAGGTCATTGGAATATCAAAAGAGAATAACAGCGTTTGATTGTAATCGTACAAATCAAAAGTGAAATGATCAATTGAATTATAAGGATAGTTGGAGTTGATGTATGTATTATCGTCAGCAACCCACGCATGGATGTCGTATGCGCTGTCGGTTTCTTCCATCACATCGGTTCGCGATATATATCTCCAATTGATAGCTTCCGATTGTAGCAATGAAGGTAAATGCAAACGATGGGCTAACGTCTCTTTATTGAATCCAATCTCATCATCGTAGTTTTGACACAACGCAAGTGGCCGCGTGTCATTCGTTCCCATCATTATAAAGTTTTGTTTACCACTACCATAGATGCACATGAGCGAATAAGTAACCGCAACGCTATCATCTTCGGTAAATACTCCACCGACCTCATACCCCTCGTACAATTCAATCGTAAATGTATTGACATTGTTTTTTGTGGTTAGTGTTGGAATGGATGTTTGTAATACAACGTCATCACTGCCGTCAAAAACAATCGAATTTTGAACGAGTTGATTGAATATCGTTTTAGCGTTAAACACTCCGCTATTGACCGCGTTTTGACTTATGTAAAATTTGTAATCAGTTGACGTGTTATTGTCGGTAATTACAACAATGTACTTGAATCCCGGTTGTGCGTATTCGCTCGATGTCATGGTGAATGAAACATCGTTATTGGAATAACATAAACCTGTAAATGCGTCAATGCCTTGCGCGGTTAATCCTGTTACTGCTGTTGTGTATGCCATTATATTTTTATTTTCTTTTGCAAATTATCTTCTATAACTAATGTGATTTCTCTATTCAATGCGTCCTCAAATTCGGGTTGAAAATCCACAATTGTATCGGTTACTGCATCGCGCCAATAGAATAATGGAGCAATACCATTGATGCGAATTTTACGCGTTAAATGTCCAGCTAAACCACGATATGCGCGCTCCTTTGCTTCGGGTGTTTTGAAGGTCATGAATGAACCATTGGCGTTGCGTGGGCGAATACCTTTTATTTTCATCCAATCGTAAATCGCCTTTTGCATCACTCCCATTTCACCCTTTGCTGGTTTTGATCCTGCACCTCTACGGAATGAATATGGACTACCTTGATTACGCGACAATCCATTCACACCTTGCTCAACAAAATCAGCGTAGTTACTCGCTTTACCTTTTGCGAAAAACTGAATCTTACTACTCCTTCCATCGTAATAAAATGAAAGCGAATTGCGCAGTGTATCAGTTGCAACGGCTCTGCGTTTTTTTCCTCTCACAGTTCTATACACTCCGAGATTAAGCATAGCACGTTCAACGACTTCTTGACCAAATCGTTTCATTATCGATGTTAGTGGTGATTCAGCCATTTACAAATTCAGTGTATGCGGTGTTTGGATTGTTCACTAACAAGTTAACGAATACATCAATACCTTTACTTTCGAGCGCAGTTGTAAAATCAGTGTTTGACTTTTCCCATGCAAAAAGAATTGTTCCCCAGCTTGTTGTTGTTGGAATGGATATGCGAACGGTATCTCCTAAATCTTCTAATTTGTAATCTATCATAGTCCTGATAATTTGAATGAATAACCTCCCAATGTTGAACTGCCCGATGTGGCATTTTGCACCAATTTTAATTGCCATGTATCACCTGCCGAAAAACTTGCTGAATTGGTAGTATCTGAATAAATACCAATCGCAGATCCTGCAGCTATCGTAATTGTGACAGCGGTATCTACTGCATTTTTTTGAAGTGTTAAAACTAAACTACCAGTTGCAGGTTGCGCTCCATAGATTCGAAAATAAAAATTGCTAAATGTACACGCAGTTGGTACAGGTATCTGACAAGGATTTGGCAATGAAGATAATCCACTGGCTACCGAATGAAATCGTGTTACGGGAGAAGCTGCACCATTAAATCCCAATGCTATAATGTTTGATAAAAAAGAAACCGATGATGATATCTTGTTATCTAATTGCGTTTGGATGTCACTCGTTACACCAACCAACCTACCTAATTCAGTTGTTGTTACTGCACTACTCGCCACCTTTCCACCGCCATTGCTGACTAACGCGGTTGATGGAGTTAGATTGGAAGTTGTGATCGTACTCGCTGCACCTGTTATGGTGTCTTGTTTAGTGCTTAACGCATTGCTCGTTTCCCATAATGACGTTGTTGTATTATACTTCAATATGTCATTATTGGAAGGAGTTTGCGCACTGACGTTGTGAAGTTCTTGCATCTCATAACCATTCTGAACACGAACATACATACGACCTGCGCTTCCATTACTCGCAGTTGTAACGAATCCCAAATACACCAAATGATTTGGTGCATACGGCTTGACATTTGTAACTGTTCCTGCCGTTGCTCCTAAATACACCGCGTCACCATCTGCCCAAGTTGATGTTGGAAATAAACTCAAACCATCGAGTTGGCCATTGACAATGATTAAACCTTTTTGATTTGCTGCAATGGATGTACTCAACACAATTCCAACCGTTTGTGCCGATGTTGAATCGGCTGTATTATATGCTAATTTTACTTTTAATCGGTCACCTTGTCCACCAAATGCGTAAACCGCTTGACCTTTGGTAATGGTTGTAGATTCTGCATTGGTTACATAGGCGAGTAATGTGTTTGGTGCTGTTCCAATAACTTGGAATCGGTTAGTTGATGAATTGTAAACGCATAGCATCTCCGCACCATCGATAATGTCACCACCGATTAATTCACCATCGTTGTTTCGATACAATGGAATTGCACCAAGTGAATTAATGTTAAGCGTTGCACTCGTTGTATTGCCTGTTGCAAATCGAATTAAAAATGCATCCGCGTCATTGTAGGCCGTTACTCCGCTAATCGTTGTTGTGTATGTGTCTGTGCCTGATGTTGTGCCATGTGGAATACCACTACCACCACCCCCACCGGGAATTGTTTTCCATGTATTATCGGCTGCGAGATAGTCAGTCGTTGCGGATGGTTGGTTAGTTGTGAATTGTACTTTCTTTGCCATTATTATTCGTTGTAAGGAATATCACACGCATTCCATTCGTAATCCACTGTAATATCGATTGATCCCTGCACCCCACTCAACACGTTGCTAAATTCTTCAATGAACGGAGTGAACTGAATGGGCTTTGTGATGATAACAGATTCATCGAATATCTGACCGTTTTCAATCTCGTTTACTAAATCAGCAAACAACAACACGCAATCGCTAATCGCGTGGCGTTGGTATTCGGTTTTTAACTCCTTGTCACGTGGCAAATCTGCGAATACAATTTCGAGTGAATAGGTTAATTGTCCAGCGTCAATGCTAAATTGATTTGGCACAACGTGCATAAATGGAAATTCATCTTCCTTTTCTAAATCCGCTTGTGAAATTTGACCATGCGTGAATTTTCGAATCAATGCGTGGTTATCTGCGAACTCTTTGAGTTTTGCAATGATGACGTTGTATGTATAAAGTGATGAATCGCTCATATCTATATGTAGCTATTTAATCATTTTTTAGTAAGCAATTGTTTCTGAAATTGTGCGTAATCAATTTTGTAATTGAGATGCGCGAATATGGTTGATGCTTGGGTTTTAATAATCGAATCGAATTTGGTTACATCCCTATCCGCTATTTCTTCGATGACATGAAACCAACCATAATTAGAACTCAACTCGCTGGTTGCTGTAACTCTTCCTGCATCATCGCTATTGCCTTCTTCAGTTCCATCATCATCTGTTGATCGGAATACTCTTGGAAAGCTGTCAACAATTCTTTTTCGATATTCGAAAAAAAAACCATTGCACCATTCGCAATCATTAACGGCATCTCATTAAAATCTTCCGCGTTCTTTAGATGAATGGTTGAATCGTAATCTTCGATTTCATAGCGATTAATAAATTCATTCTTGCATGGTCTAAACAATATCGCGAGTAACTTATTCAGATGCTTGGGAAACTCATTACAATTGGCATCCAGGTCTAACCATTCGCCAAATGTCATGGAGTTGATGTCAGGAACGAATCTGAATTTATTGAACTTGGTAACGTGTTTCGATGGAATAGCCAACAACGCTTCATCAAATGAATTTTTGATGTCGTTCATTTGCGATGGAGTAAGTAACAAAACCTTACTGCGTGGCAGTTTAGTAATCGATTGAACTTGGTTGATTAAATCGCCTTCATTCATGGCAAATCCAACGTACTGGCCAACGGTTATCTTTTCCGGGGATAGGTCTAAATTAATCTTCATATCTCTTTGCAAGTTCGGTAATCCATTCGGTGTAAAGTTCGGTGACTTTTGTTTTGGCCAATCGCTTCCGTTGTGCAGGTTGTTGCAACCACATTCCAAACAAAACTGCGATTGTGAACGCTGACTGCGCTGGGTTGTTTACTTCGTTATTTTCCATCCTAATTGATTTACGCAAACCGCGTATCGTTGTTTTTCGTCTGTATATTCATTCTTCATGATGTCATCAATCATGCACCTTTCAATGAAGTCCTGTATTGATTCATCCTTTTCTTTTTTTGGTATTGGC